CCACCCCGGGCCGAAGTATGCGGCATCCAGGCCGAAGTTCAGGTCCGTCTTCATGCCGTCGGAAAAATACAGGCCCGCGGAAGAGTATTCCACGGTCACGATGCCGGTGTTGCCGTCGGCTTCCTGGAACTGCATGTCCGTCACTACCAGATACCACAGGTTCGAGGACGTGTCATCCGTCCAGTGCGAACCGAGGGTCGGCAGCGCCTCATACTGCGACAGGGGGCCCCATTGGTCCGACTCAATGTTGTCCCAGTTATAAATGCGGTACGCCCGCGTGCCGGAAAGGCCGTCCGAATTGTAGCGGATGTTCCGGCTGGCAAGAATCTCTTGCACGTCATAAGTCACACTCATTCAACTCCTCCAAAGGCAGACACGGGCACCTTGTCCAGAGAGTTCTGGGAGCTCGCCTGGGCGAGAGCGTGGACGTCCTTTGCCAGCTGCGTCGAGTCGATGCGTTCTGCCTTCGCTGCAGCCATTCCGGCAGCCACCTGATCGGGGGCGAAGCCGTACTTGCCCAGGATTCCGTTCAGGTCGGCAGTCACTCCCTCCATGGCGTTCTGCAAGTAGTTTCCCCGGATGGCGCGGCCCTGAGCTTCCATATAGTCGGTATATGTGTCGGTTTTGAACGCGCCGCCCGTCATCAGCCGTGTGACCATCCGGATCGTCGCGCTCACCGAGTCGCCGATGCGGATGACGACGTCGAGGATCTCGCCCATGACGCCCAGGAACTCTTTGGCGCGCTCTATGGCGTACGACCACAGCTCCTGGATCAGCAGGATGAGGTTTGGAACGTTCTGCAAAGCGTAAACGAGAAAGTCCTGGATGCTGCCCAGCAGGTCCTTTATCTTTTCGGCGAGGCCCTCGCCCAGCATGGCCATCAGGTTCTTGAAAAGCTGCTGAACGGTCTCAAAGGATCCCGCCAGTGTGTTCGACTGTTCCTGCGTCGCTCCGAAGTACTGACTCGCGTAGTTCAGAAACAGCTGCTGCGCCGTGGCTGCAGAGATCATCCCATTGGAAACGGCTTCCTGCGCCTCGCCGAGGGTCATCCCCATCTGCTGGGCGATAAGCTGGTACATGTTCACGTTCTCTTTCAGGAACATGTTGACAGTCCTGGCGTCAAGCTTGCCGGTCATTGCCATCTTGCGGAACGCCGCCGAAAACGCCTGGAGCCCCTGGTCGGCATTACCGGACACGGCTCCGATGTCGGCCATCGCCTGGGTCAGCTTCTCGATCTCCGCTTCCGAATATCCCGCCATGCCGAGCGTCGAAGCTGCCTGGAATATCACGTCCCGACTCGCCGACATGAACGGCTGGACCTGCATCACAAAGTCCTTCAGCTTTTTGGCGTCGAGCTCATTGAATATCCGGTTCAGCTGGACGGTCTCGGTCTCCAGAGCACTCGCTTCCTTGACGGCCGTCGTGACCCCGACAGCCAACACTCCGCCGATAGCTGCGCCCGCTTTCGCTGCAAGCTCCGCGACGTTTGCCAACGCCTGGCCGACTGCCGACAGGACCGGCATCACCCGCGACATCGGAGCAGCCATGTTGGAGATCCCCCGCGACAGCTTCTGCCCGAAGTCGGAATTGCCAAAAGCTTTTTCGTTGATGTCCTGGATCTTCTTGGCAAAGTCAGTCCAGGTCTTTTGGGTCTGCCGGACCTGTTTGTTGAAGTTCTTGCTGTTCAGAGCCATCAATATTGACGCCTTCGCAACAGCTCTTCCCTCTCTTGCCATTTTACATTAAACCTCTCTCTTTTGCCAACTCCACCAGCCTTTGCCTGTCTTCTTCCGTATCCTGCCGTGCAAACGGATTTTTGCCCGCCTTCATCGCTGCGAAGTCAGAGTGCCCCCGCGCCATCCTGATAAACTCGCGCATCGTCAGACGCCGGAACTCCCACGGGCGGAGCCCCATGGCTCCGTATGCCAGGGCGCGAAAAAACCGAAGAGAGACGGGAGCGTCTATCGCCCCGCCTCTCCGCTTTCGTCGCCTTCATCGTCTCCGGAAAGACCTTCCGAAACAGCCTCCACCAAAGAGGCGAGGCTTGCCGGAGGCAGCTTCCGCAGCGTTCTTCTCTTAATGCCGAGCGTCAGCTCGGCGATGTCCAGAGCCAACTTGACGGACACGCCCTTCTCGGCAATTTTGCCGAGGTCCCAGCCCCTCTCCTCGAGGTCCTCAAGGGTCCCGAGCGTGATCTGCATCTCGTAAGTCTGGCCGTAAATGGTGACCTTCTTCATCCTCCCCTCCTTCCGTTATGAGCTTGCCGGCGTTATCGTCAGAGCGCCGTTGCCCTGGATCTCCACAGAGTAAGTCACGTTGCCGGAGACCTCGCCGGAGACGGACGCGCTGGTCACGATCCCGCTGCCGGAGTAGGTGTCGCCGTCAATGGTGCAGGACACAGTCACGGCGGGATGCGCCAACAGGTTGTGGACGGGCCCCAGGGATTCGGTCGAAGCCGAACCGGCGGCGGTGCCGTCATCGCCGACTATGTATGCGCCTTCCAGCGATACGGTCCAGTCGAATATGCCATCCAGATAGGCCTTGTTGGGCCAGTCCGACTTGGTGGTGACGTCTATGGCCTCGCAGGTCAGGTTGATCGTGCCGGACGTCTGCCCGAGTATAGTGGATGACCCGGTTCCCTTGACCAGGAAGTCCTTGCCCCGGACTCTTCTTGCAGTTATTGCCATTTTTGATACCTCATTATTTCACTTCGGACTTGGCCACAGCCTCCTCCATCATTTTTTGCATCTTCGTGGACCGGATGAACGCGATCCTCCGCTCCATGGGCTCTCCCAGGATCTTGCGCGGGTCCGAGGGGAGCATCTGGGCGAACCTGCCGACGCCCTTCGCGCCGTGCTTCACGTTCCGGTGCGGCTTGCTGTACTTCTTCCTGTCGGAATGGTACATCTCGTTCCGCTTCTCGAGCCAGTCAAAAAGCCACGTGTCGATGTGGATGTTTCCCGTGGACGTGTAAGAGCCCTTATCCACACAGTAGATCGGAGTGACCGACCGCCTGGTCTGCCCGGGCGTCCTGTGCCTGGAAGGCGGGTACGGTTCTTTCCGCATGATGCCCTGCGTCCGGATCTCCTTCGCGACCTCGCCGATCGTATCGTTGGCGAGGCGTACGCCCGCCTCGTTTATGTTGAGAGCGAACTGCTGCAGGCCGTCGATGATCTCCATCGCTACCTGGACGTCAACCTTCGTGTATTTCTTCGGCATCGTCCTCTCCCTCACTCTCTCCGGGCTGTTCCGGAGTGTCCGTATCGGCCGTTTCCGTCATCGTAAGCTCCACGGTGATCGACCCCGACCAGACGTTGTCCACGTCGGTCTCGGCGCAGTCGTTCCGTATCAGTTCCGCCGACAGCACATAGAAGCCTTCAACGTCCAGATCGGATTCTTCCAGCAGGGAGATGACCTGGCTGCTGCGTTCCTGGACTGTCTTGCTTTCGCGCCCTTTCGCATAGTTGGAGATCTCTATCTGCACCCGGCAGCCGTAGTCCGTTTTTGTGGAGTCCTCGACCTCGGAAAGAGTGCGGACTTCCACAAAGGGGAGCGGCGCTTTTGCGGGCACCACGTCATAGACCTTTAGGCCGGCTTCTCCGAGTCCGGCCTGAAGCAGGGATATGACAGCCCGCAGCGCGGGAGCCGACGCCGACTTATTGATCAGGATCATGCCGACACCTCCTTCTCGCGTATGTACACCAGCAAATAGAGCTCTTTGCCGTCCTGTTTCTCTATGTTGGAAACCAGCCACCGCTTGCCGTCCATCTCTATCTCGTCGGAGGGCTCGATGTCCGTCCTGCGGATGACCAGGGTCCTGGTCTTGGTGTTCACCACGGCGGACATGTCCATGCCCTCCGTGCCGGAAGCGTTCTTGATGCCCGCCCACACCTGCCCGGCAGCAGTCCCGGTACAGACCTCTCCGCCGTAGCCGTCAGACTCGTACACCTTCCGGACGATGCGGACACGGTTTCGCATATCGCCGATCATACCGTCCTCCGCGCCGCCAGGTCCAGCAGGGCGTTGATGCTCCGCCAGCCGCCTGCCGTCAGGTTGCCGGCCTCGTCGCCCCGCTGCTCGTACAGCTTGCCGATAAGCAGATAGCAGGCCGACGTAATAAAGCGCCGGCCGTCGAGGACAGGAGAGACCCGGACCCGGTACTCGAAATCAGCCACAGGCTCCTGGAGCGTGAGAACGCCATGCTCGAAGGTGTACGGAATGTCCAGGCCATGAGCCTGCACCGACAGGACAGAGTATTCACGCCGGGGGTCTGACGGAAAGTCGATGCCGTCGCCGTCATAACCGGTCACGGACATGGTATAGACCTCGTTGTTCAGCGGATAGCCGATATAGGAGGCGCAATAGTCCACCGCCGTGTGGATGAGCGTTTCGATGAGAAGATCATCTGCATCGTCATCGACCCGGAGCATGTCCTTCACGTCCTGCAACTGGACATAATCGTCATGGGTTTCGACACCCTGCACTTCAATTAGCATTTCATCCTCCATAAAATCAGCAGAGAGGAGAGGCCGAAGCCTCCCCTCTGCCCGGAGCAAACAAACCACTATGGGTAATGGTTTTCTTTTAGGTGGTCTTGGTGCCCAGCACCTTGAAGGCAGCCGTGTTGGTGAGAACACCGCCGACTCTCTCGGTGAAGCGGAGACCGACCTTGCCGGAAGCAGCGTAAAGCTCGTTCAGGCGCTGGATCTGGATCCCGCCCTGGTCGCCGATGAAGTAGTAGCTGAAGTCACCGCAGATCGCCACGATCTTGTTGGTGGTCACAGCATCCAGGTCCTTGCTGATATAGCAGGGCCGGCCCATCAGAGTGGCAGGAGCGCCCTCGGCCAGATTGCCGCCCCAGGCGAAGATGCCGCCGGTGCCGGTGGTCAGACCGGCCAGAGCAGCAGCCAGGCCGCCGGAGATCAGCCAGGTGGCGTTGCGGGCATACTGAGGCTCCAGACCGTAAAACAGGCCCTGGATCTCGGCAGCGGTCACAGCGTTGTTGGCTGCAGTCCTGGTCACCGTGATGCCGGAGGACAGGATGCCGTTGGGCTGGTTGGAGCCGGTGGCGCCCTTGATGAAGGCGGTCTCTTCAGCCTGACCCAGTATGCGGCCGATCTTGCCGACCAGGTAGCCTACCAGGTCAAAAGCGCTGTCAGCCAGCAGCTCTTCGGTCAGAGTGTCGAGAGCAGTCAGCTTGTAGGGAGTCAGGGCAGCGCCGGCGAAGCTCTGGGTGCCCTCGGTGTAGGAGCCGCCCTCGGCCACCCAGTAGGCGGTCAGGTCGGTGGACTCCACAGGGATGGTGGTGGGGCCGGAGATGTTGACCACGGTGCCCAGCTTGCGGACCCAGTTGTCAGCGTCGCGGACAGCAACGATCTGGTCGGCGATCTTGGTGGGGACGGTGTAGCCGCCGTAGGCATCGGTGCCTTCCACCTGGCCGCGGAGGATGTAGTTTCTCATGGAAGCTCTTTCATCCACTTCGGCGACGTCAGCCTTCTCGGGCTTTATCTGGCGGGCCTTGCGGACCTCGGCCTTCTTCTCCTCGTCCCACTCGGCGGAGAGGGACTCGATCTCTGCGCTCTTGCGCAGTCTCTCGATCTCGGCCTTGGCGTCAGCGCAGACGGCCAGCTCCTCTTCGGTCAGGCTCCGCTGCTCTTCTTTCGCCAGGGAGATCATGTCGCTCATCTTGGTCTTGAGAGCGTCGATTTTTTCAGCGTACATTGTGCACCTCAAAGTATAGATAATTCTTTCTCCAGCAGGTCCAGCTCGTGGCCTGCGTCTCTGTCTCGCCTCTCGTCGCAAGCGGCATCTCTGTCTCTCGCGTAGGCGGATGTATCACTGTAGGCAGGGTAGGCCACCACAGACACATCGTACAGGTGCAGGTCCCTCACGATGTAGTGGGTGCCGTTCTCCCTTTTTACCTTTTCCTCACTGTCGATCGTGAAGGCAAAGGAGCACTGATTCAGGTCTCCCCGCTTTATCGACCGCCAGTAGTCCTGCTGCCACCGGACCTCCGGGTCCAGCTCGCACTTGAAGTGCAGGCCGTCGGCTTCCTTCCACAGCTGCAGCGTGCCGGCTGCGTTCCGGCCGCATATCAGGTTTGAATCGTGGTTGATCAGGCAGCGCACGTCGTCCGGTCTGGCCAGCGCTGCGTCGCAGGCCTCCGACGCGATCTCCTCGGTCACGGCGTAGCCGTCTTCCTTCCAAAGTGTGGTCTCCTTGTCGAACACCACAGCCACGCCCCCGATGATGTAATCATTCTCGCCCGGACCTACGTCGCCGATGGTCCGCAGCATTTTACCCGTTCTCATTCTGTTCCACCTTGTCCTCTCCGGCATAGCCGGCCATGTTCACAGGAAGGAGATATACGTCGCCGCCGGCGATGGCCGGCAGATTCTCCTTCTCCCGGACCTCGTTGGGACTCATCCAGCCGTCCATGATCGCCGTGTGGTAGGCATCAAATCTGGACTTCTGGTCGCCCCGCAGGAGGCCGTCGATGTTGAACTCGAAATAATACTGCTCTTGCTCCTTGGCGGAGAGCAGATAAAAGCCGAACGCTTCCTCGATTCTCTTCATTATCGGGCCGATGCAGTACTGCACGAAGGCTATGCCCTGCGCCTCGATGCCCGACCCCCAGCTGGTGGACTTGCTGGTCTCGCTGACCATCCACAGCGGCATGGTGAAGAGACGGCATATTTCTTCAATGGCAAAGCGCCTGGACTCGAGGAACTGGGACGAGTCGTTGCCGTTGTCGGCAATGACGTACTCCGTGCCCTGCTCCAGCACTATAGGTTTGCCGGACTTGGCCGTGCCCTGGTAGTTGCGGGCGAAGTCCCGCTTCAGCCTCTCGGCGCTCTCCTCCGTCAGCTTGGTGGGCACCTTCAGGAAGCCTGACGGCCGCGCGCCCCTCTCGAAGTAGTTGAGGCCGTAGATCTCCAGCGCCCGGGCGATGGACAGAGACCGCATGCACAGCTGCACCGGGGAGATGCCCTCGGTGCCGTTGTAGGACTTGCCCACCACGTGCATGATCTTCTTCGAGCTCGCCGGGAAGGAGGTCTGCCCCTTGCCGTCGGACCCGGTCACCACGTAAACGTTCTGGCCGTCGCCGTCCTTCGTGATGGTCACCTTCTCGCTGGGTATGAGATTCAGCTCCCGGACCTGGCCCCTGATGCGCACCACTTCCACGAAGGCGTTGCCGTAGATCAGCAGATTCACCAGCAGGCTCTCCATGAAGTTGTAGGCGGGCATGTCCGCCGAGGGGTTCTTGGTGATGCCGTACAGAGGCAGCTTCACCGCCTTCTCCCTGCCGTTGTCCGTCTTCCGGTAGATATCGAAGGGCAAGCTGGCGATAGCCGACGAGATGATGTTCACGCAGGCGTACACCGCGTTTATCTGCATGCTGTCCTTCTTCGAGACGGTACTCGCAAGCAGCTCCGGAGTCAGGATGTCCTCGATGCCGGGACGGCTCCGTTTCAGTATCTTATCCAAAAAGCTCATAGTGTCACCATTCCGCGCTCTTCATACACAAAAGAGTCTTGGTTTATTTTCCGGCGGAGGTCGCGCGCCATTATGGCTGCCACGATCCCGTCTATCTTGGCGTCTTCCGACGGCTTGGTCGGCTTGATGTTGCCGGCGCGGTCAGAGATGACCTCGACGTTGTCGGCGCACCACCGCAGCACCTCATTCTTGTCGTGCAGCAGGTTGCCGCCCTTCAGCGCCACCTCAAAGTCCTTGCTGGGCGCAGACATCTGGCTGAAGGACTGCGGAAAGCGCCACATCTTGAAGCCCGCCTCCTCCAGCTTGGCCACCGGGTAGGAACTGTTCCAGGCGTCGTAGGCGATGTCGGTGATCTTTACCCTCTCTCCCAGCTTGGCGATGAAGTCCACGATGTAGTCGTAGTCTATCACGTTGCCGACGCTGGTCAGCAGCTGCCCGGTGTTGGCCCAGCCCTCATAGAAGGCCCGGTTGGTCTTGTGGGTGGACACGGTCTCCGAAGGCAAAAAGAAGAACGGAAAGAGAATATCCTTTCCGTTCAGATCACCGCACAGGACGAAGGCGGTCATGTCCTGAGTGGCCGACAGGTCCAGACCGCCGGTGAAGACTACGTCCTTGCACTCGTCCAGAGTGACGTCAGTCCCGGCTTCGTCCCACTCCTTCATAGACAGCCACCGCTGGGACTGGCTGACCCACTCGTTCAGATACAACTGCCGGAACGTATTTTCAAACGACGGAGTGTTGACCGCCTGCCGGAATTGAGTCTCAATGAATGAAGGCTTGATCGAAATGCCCCACGCCGGATTGACCTTCTCCCACACCTTTGGGTCGTGCCAGTCGTCGCCGTCTTCCGGCTCGCTGATATATGCGTAGAAGGAGTCGTCCTTGATGGTGCCGGCAATAATGCTTTTTCCATATCGGTATTTTTCGAACGCCAGACTGCGCCGATCGTGTCCGGCTGTGGTGATAGCCACCATCAGCGGCTGCCGCCTGGCGCCCATGCCGGTGATCATGGCGTCGTACAGGTCCCGCTTCTTTGCCAGGTGCAGCTCGTCGTAGATCACCAGGGAAGGGTTGAGGCCGTGGCCCTGCTCCGCAAGCTTGGACAGCACCTTCAGCTTGCTGTTGGTCTCCGGCACCAGTATCTCATGCCGGTATTCGGTGATCCGGCACATGCTCTTCAGGGTGGGCTGCTGCCTGATCATGCCGGTGATCATCCGGAAGCAGACCGACGCCTGGTCTGTGGATGATGCGCAAATGTAGATCTGCGCCCCCGGCTCCCCCTCGGCGAAAAGGAACCAGCAGGACAGGACGGCCATCAGGCTCGTCTTCGAGTTCTTCCTGGGCACGCTGATATACGCCTCGCGGACCTTCCGGAAGCCGTCATCATCCACAGGACCGAAGATGCCGTTGATGACTTCCTTATGCCAGGCCATGGGCCGGAAGAACTTGCCGGCCATCTCGCCCTCCACCAGCTTCAGGCATCGGGCGAACTTCAGGACGCGTTTCGGATTATTCCTCTTCGTCGTTGTCGTCATCTTCCCCGGCAAGCAAGGCGCGCATGGCATCATCCGCCGCCCTGTCCTCCAGCTTGAGCTTGATCCTCGCCGAGGGAGTCATGCCGAACTGCACCGCCAGCCGGTTGTATAGTTCGGCAGCCTGCTGCCATATTTTGTGCCAGTGATTTATGCCGGTGATGCCGTTGGCGAAAGTGGTGACGAAGCCTTCCCGCTTCAGGTGGTAGGCGGCGCGGGCCATCCGGTCCACGCACTCGCACATCTGGCGGAGGCCGCACTCGTCCTCAACGGCAACGAGCCCCTTGGCCTCCAGCTCCGGGACCGTCTGATCCCACCAGCGGGAGGCGGTCGGCGTCAGGCCCTTCGGTTTTTCGTTTGCAATACCCATTTCAAAAACTCAACTCACACACACCCGACCCCGGGTGACTATTGATGCCGGGCCTCCCCGACTTTGGGACCCCCTATCCCCCGCAGCTCCTTGTGCCTGATGGTGTGGCAGTCGGAGCAAAGGGCCTCAAGGTTGTCCACGTCGAGCAGACCGCCCCCGGACTTGACCGGGACCCGGTGGTGTACCAGCGCAGCCGGACGGATCCTTCCCAGAGACTCGCAGCGCTCGCATAATGGATGCAGGCTCCGGTAATACTGCCGGAGCTTTGCCCACTTCCACGTGTAGAGCTTGCTGGTCTCCCGCATCTGCTCTTTGGAGTCCTCGCTGACCGGCCGGGGCACCGTCTCTGTCTTGGGCTTCAGCCAGGTCACCGACCGCTTGGTAATGTGTGCCATAAAAAAATCATCCTCACATATAGGCCAAAATCACCGATCAGTGGACATTTCGCTTAAATGCCTCGTGAAGTACGGTGATCAGGCCCAGGTCTTTGCCTGCCGTTTTGTTCATCCGGTAGATAATGCGCTGCCGTCTTTTGGTCATGGCGCCAACGTTCACCTCGCCGAAGGAGACCGGAAAATACTCGGACATGCCCGCGGTGATCTCCGCGTCCGACAGGCCCCGGCACCACATGGTGACGATCAGCCTCTCGGAGTCCGTGGCTCCGATCCTGTCCAGCAGGAACTCTACTTCTTCAAAGCAAAGGCCCACGAGGACATCGTCAATGTCCTCGCAAGCCTCCGCAACTGCGGCATCCTTCCCCTCCATCCATTCATTGGGAAACGGAATAACCTTTGCCAAGATGCCTCTCCAAAACGTCGTTATTTCTCGTTATGCTGACCCGGACCCCGGGGTCACCAAACCTCTTCCACATGCTGATGGCGATGACGCAGGCGTCGTCCGTGTACGCGAAGCCGTTCAGAGCATCCAGCACGGCCTTTGCCACGTTGTCCAGGTCCGGCTTGCGCCTTGGGTATATCTCGCCATCAATGGCCTGCTGCTGCTTTCGCTTGCTCCAGCTTGCCGGCACGCCGTAGTATGCCGTAATGTCCACGGCTGCGCAGTCCGCAGGCTTCCACTTCTCGCCGGACAGGTCCACCGCCCGGAAGAAGGCAGCCCTGACCCTGTCCTGGTAGGAGACCGTCTTGTCCGGGGTAAACGCCCGGGCCCGGCCTCCGGCGAAGACCACTCTGGCCCGCTGCTTGCCCTGCGGCTCCCCGGGGACGATGAAAGTGATCGATCTTTTCATTTGCGCCTCTCCATCAGATGTGACCAACCTCCACTGATTCATCAGTGCCATCTCTCCTCTCCTTTACCCAGGTTAGGTGATCAGCAACATCCACCCATCTCAGATAGTATCTGATTATGTAGTAGCACATATCTCTATGCTCCGGCCAGAGCAGATCCAGGAGATCATCCATCTGTTCCAGGATCAGCTCCATCAGATCATCTGTGGCCATATTCAGCCCCAGCTGGAAAGTCCACAGATTAGCTACCACATATGAATTCCCCAGCCGGTCATATATCTGGGGATCCCTCTCTCTCATTGTATCTAACATAGAGCGGATAGCTGTCATCAAATTAAGTGTGGCCTTGTTGGCCTCCTCCATCAGCTCACAGATAGGATCCTCCGGCTCTGGTCGAAGATGGAAGGCCTGGCTGACCCTCTGAAATATATTAGCCATCAGCCTCTCCTCCGCTGCGGCCGCTTCCGCAGCCGGTCAACTTGCTCCTCTATCCGGGACGCCTGAGCCCGATCGTGCTCACAGTACACGCAGATATTGCCATACTGCTCCAGCCACTCATAGTAGCCGATGTGCTGCCCGTGCCAGGTGGTGCCCATGGGTATCGCGTGCCCGCAGAGCCGGCAAAGGCGGGGTATCTGGTCAAAGCACATTCTGCGCCTCCATATATACCCTCAAATCGTCCAAAATGGGGTCATCCTTGCGGATAGTATATTCTACCCTGCTTTTTGTCACCATCCTGATCTCTTCCATGGGCAGACAGGCGTTCAGGGCCAGCTGCCGACCGTTGGCGGTCTGGAAGAAGTCATACAGGCCGGCGCCCCAGACTTTGACGACCTCCCAGTCCGGCGCCAGCTTGACGAAGACCACAGTGTGTTCGTGGTCTGTATAGACGTGGACCCTGGCCTCATTCGGCTTTATCTTGTTGTCCACGACGATCTTGTTGATGGTCATATCTTTCCTTCCTTCTTT